ATCCAGTGCCAGACACTTCATTGGTTGAAATATAGACAGTGGTGGTAGCGTCTAACTGGGCATTGATCGTATACAAGGCGATATTGAAAGTATCAGCCGCGCGATAGCTTCCACCAAAGCAATGGTAGCCCTCAAGACACTCCAGTATGAAACTATTGGTGCGGGTCTGGATTATGGCCATTATTTAACAGGTACTCGTACCTGACCATCACGGAATGCATCGCGTCGGTTCTTGCCATCGCCCAGCTGCTTGAGCCTGTCCATGCCCTCCATGTACTTCTTCTCGTACATCTCAAGGACATCAGCCTCGCCTTTCATGAAGATATAAGCTTCCCGCAGTGCTCCATAGAGAAGTACTTCAGGAAAATTATTCCCTAGCCATGAGGTCCCTGCTGTAACTATAGATGTAGGTACATAGTAATAGTGCAGCTCTACCGGATAGCTGACATCCGGAGTTGGTCCCACAATCAACGTCTGATAATCAAACTGGGCAAAGTACTTGGGAGTGTTTAATGTAGTCGGTGACGGATACGCTTCGCGTATGAAATTAACATCCTTGTCAATCAAGTACACATACAGTGGCGGCGTCTGCGTAGTATCTGAAATCGCCAGTGAAAAAGTCGCCAGCCAGTCAGACGGCAGCTGCAGATACTGATTGCCGGCTGTCATAGCGCCCGTCTGGTTCTTGCGGATCGCCGGGATCTGAACTGAGTTATAGATCCGCTCCTCAGTGATCTGTACAAACTGGGGGATATTAGCAACGAAGGTCGTCTCATAGTTACTCGTATAGTCTTGGATCAGCTGCCACAAATTATTTGGGACACCTGTATCAGAGGCCGTATAAGTAACCGCAGTGACAGCCATTACTTCTTCCCGCCACCATCAGCCTTTTGGCGAAAATTAATAGACCGGCGACGTTCATCTACCAAGAACTTCTTGCCGTGCTCAGCTGCGCCGGTGCCACGCATCTCCATACGCATCTTTTTACGGGTACCCGGAGTGATCTTGTTGAAGACCGTGATGTCATCGTTGTCGATGCCGGTCTGGGGATAACCAGAGCCAGTCTCCTGATCGTTAGGCTTCGGCTGGGAATACTTATCAATGGGATCTTTTTCATCCCACCCAAAGTACTTATAGGGTCGCTCAACCCGGTATTTCTTGACCATTAGCGTCCACCCTTCTGGTTGTGAGCCCGCGCCAGATTGCGACCATACTTCTTGCGGTTCTCGTTGGAAACACCACCGCCACCTTTCATTTTCAAGGCGCTATGCTTGACCATGTGTTTGACCAACTTCTTGTCTTCCGCCTCATCACCATGCTTAGCCATTTAAATCTCCTACGTTACCGTTATAGTAACCGAATTAACAAACATCTGACCTACTAATGCATTAGGAAACAGTAGCTCCAGACCAGTATTGTTAGCATACATGGCTGGGCCACCACCAACAGGGTTCCAGCCCCATTGGTCCATCCTGCTACCACCAGCACCGTTATTACCGTTTTCATAGTAACCCGAGAAATCCGGCCGTGGATTTCGAATAGCTTGGGGATCTTCTACAGGCCAACGTCCCAGCTGCCACTGCGGGTGGTCTATGTCCCAGCACGTACAGCACGCTAGGGTATTCGTTGGAATCATGTTTACGACGACTACTTTCAATTCAGACAACTTATATCTGAATCCACAAATGTCGCACTCGCCTATGGCGTTTTTACCGGATGCGAATTTATTGCCCATGGCTTATCTCAGGAAAGACTGCCGTGGGACCAGACGTATACTGGCCTTTTCGCGATCTTCGTTAGCAGCCCTCATCCAGTCCTCTTCGAACGCCGCTTTGAGCATCGGTATGCGTATCTGGGCCGAGGGGATCTTAAGAGACAGGTAATAGGCCAACCCAGAGCACACTGCTGGCAGGAACCTGAAGGGTATATCCATGCCATTGGAGCCGGGCTGGCCGGGGTCTTGAACACGTCGCAGGCGATAGTAGACAAAAGTCCATGTCGTAGACCCATCAGGTATGGGCCAGAGCGTGATGGTGGGTGGGTTAGTCCCACCCATAGCTGTGTTGTTGGCACCGCTTTGGCGATTGATCCAGCACTGAATGGGCCGCGCCTGCGTCAGCTTGTTGGGGATGGTCATATAAGTGGACTCAGAAATCCGCGTAATGACCAGATCAGACTGGGTACTTACAACCCCTGCGTCCGTGCGGATGACCATGTCCAGAATATCAACGGTATCAACCGGAAGATTGTAGGTAGCCGTGCCCTGCACCAGCGTAATACTGTAAGGGCCATCAACCGTCCACATGTTTATGCCACGGTTGGCCATGTCCAGACACAGCAGACTCAGGCTGCGTCGGGCAGTACGGAAGTCATATCCAGATCTAAGTTCTACGCCGCAACGCTCAAACCCCTCTTCTATGATAGAAGAGAGGTCTAAGTTAAAGCTCGTCGTGCCTGACGTTGGGTAGGTGGCCGTAGTCATAAATTAGGCTCCCTACCGTTAGGGAGATTATTTCCCGTGAAAATGCTCGCGAACATGCTCCTGATGCTGCTTGTAATGATCAGGATGCGAGCCATGGTGCGGGCCACTGCCCTCCATCGGATGCTCATGCGGAGGGGTTTCAATTCCTTCGTAGTGCTCCGGCGAGTGCGGTGACTTAACCGACCGTCCACTGTGTTTCTCAGCCATCTTAAATCTCCTGTTAAATGAACCGTCCACGAGTATGGCCACGTTCGGCAATACCGTCACCACGAGAGGATACCGACCCACCAGACTTGAATCCTTTGCGGGCAATGCCATTGCCACGTGAGTGCAATTTGCCACCACGCTTCATGGCAACCTTCTCACCGTGATGATCTTTCTCTTCACCTTTCAGGCCCCACTTCTTCTTGGGTCCCTGCTCACCCTCAACTGTCTCACCACCGTGAGCCATCTTCTTAGTCTTGCCACCGTGCTTCATCCCGCCCTGTACACCACCCGGTGCGCCAGCAGTTACCGGGCCTGCCGCAGCGTTCGGAGGCGGCATAGACTGATCAGCCAGCGCTGCCGGTAGCCGGGGCTTCATCGGTTTCATGTGTCCACCTTTCTTCATGGCCATCGTATGTCTTCCTTTCGCTTTGTCTGCAGCAACAAACTCTTTGGCAACCGACTCAGATGGCCCACCGCCACCCGGCCTGTGCCATCCGTGTGCCACTGCATCCATTAGCTTCTTCTGCTTCGGACTTACAGATGGCATAAAACCTCAAAAAACGCGGGTGAGTTTCAGCTCACCCGCAAATGTCCATGTCTGCTTGGGGAGGCGCCAAGACATGGATGTCAACCATAAAAGAACGTCAATGATGTGATATTCGTAGCCGATATATACACATCATTCTGAACCCTAAGTCCCTCACCCGGAATAGGCACTACGTCTGTCCATGTAGCCAATGCTGGAGTATCTACAGTGAAGATTAACTTAGATGGTGTAGATGATCCAGTACCATCATAAATATTAATCTGCCCTGCAGTTGCGCCAGCCAGATATCGCAAAGTCTTAATACGTACCTTACCTAGGCCTGTCTGAATAGGCAGGCTTCCTTGGACTACATAATAACTTTTGACATCAGTTTGATCAGCCACTTCAGTACTCTATTAATACGTCTGCGGGAAAGTGCTCTGCGGAGTGCCCGGAGGCGTCTGCGGATACCAAGTGCCATCGTAGTTACGCAGAATATAGTCAAAGCTGATCGTACATGCACCAGCCGAAATAGCTGGAGTAGTGCCGGTTCCCGTAACAGAAAGCTGGAACATGGAATCTGTAACACCCGTGTTGGTCAACATTGCAGTGGGGGTTGCAGAACCCGTAGCAACCAACGGTAATGAAGCGGACGCCGTAGTACCCGAGTTGGACATGGTGTAATACCCAACTGTCGGAAGTCCAGAGCCAGTCAGAGTCAATGTCGCGATAGTCTGGGCGGTGGTGTAAGCCGATCCCACGCCGCCGATTAACTGCAGTGCAATGCTCGCAACCGGAGTTGTACCACTTAGCGTAAATGCTGTAGTGATATAAACAACAATATTATCAATAAGTGACCCTGCTGGAATCACAAGAGGATATGCAACTCCACCCACTGAATAAGTAGGGACAGACACAATAGGGGTGCCTGACAGAGTACCGAGACCTGTCCAAGTGGCTGCGGGGATGGCAATTGACTGGTAAAAATCACTTGCGCCCGTATTACGGTAACCACCCGACCAGCTGGTCTGGGTAGAGGACCACGTCAGATAATTAGCGCTCGGCGTAGCCGAAGTATCAATAATCGGATTAACGCTTTTGACCGTGCCACCAAGCAGAGGGCCAAGGAATGTACGTAGACTCATATCAAACTCCTAATGCACTAGATCGCCGTGCAGTCTGTGCATCGCCCGCTAGGTCGGTCTGCACGGCTCTAA